CATATACATTTACATTTACATATACATTTACATATACATACACAAAACCTAATTGTCATGCCTACGCCCCAGTGGCGTAGGGCTCCATCCGGTCCTACGGACCATTTCCTAATGCGCAGGGCTAAAGCTCGAGCTCCCAGACGATTGGTCAAATTCAATGTGCCCGTCACTTTTGGTGTGAGCGCAGCAGCTCGCAAAGACGAAGAGCGTGATTTGCGTAGGGACCTTTTAGGGCCTACAATCCTGAACCACATTCCCGTGGTTCCGGAGTCAACCAAACATGCGTTGTTTTCTGCGATTGACAAACGCTGCAATTACAATTCGAACGCCAGAGTGGACGTGAGCGTGTTGAAAGGTTCGTCTGATTTGCTCGATGTTATAAGCCCTGGACAATGGGACATGCTGTACCACGACCGTGCTTTATTTGAGGATTGGAACGCTCAATTTGCACCTGGCAAGCAAGCCAGGCATGTTGCTGCTTATAGTTTGGTAGCTGACCTTACGAGTCGCGATTTTAGCGACAAACAAATATTTGTTAAGGTTGAAGCTTTACTTAAGAGGCACGACAGTAATTGGGCTCCTAGGATTATTTACCAATCCAGTGATTTGCACAACGTGGTTTTGGGTCCAGTCATGTGGAAATGCGCGAAGCGTATGTTCGCTAGTTTTGAGCATCAACAGGTTGACCATGATCTTAGGATCATGGGTGCTTATGGCAAAGACACCGAGTCTTTGGTTGAGCACATTCATACCCGTAGTAGTTCTAACAAGTGCGCGTACGTCGAGTCGGATTTTTCAAGCAATGACATGACCCAGTTACAGGATGTCCACCTTCTTGAAATTAAATGGTTGGAGCGTTTTGGGGCACCTAGGTGGATAACATCTTTAATGCATGTGGCTAATACTTTTAAAGCTACATCACGCAAACATCGCGTTAAAGTTAATGTTAAAAACCAGTTGCCCACCGGCGCTCAATCCACTACTTTCAGGAACAGCATGTGGAATGCGTCCATACTGTTCACTTGGGCTAAGAAACATGGACACAAAGGCAGTGTGCTCATTCTGGGGGACGACATGTTGTTTCGTGTCGACAACCCCGGATGTCGCAATCAGCAGGTGCGGAGGTCCTACGAATTGGTGACCAAGCTTTCGGGCATGGACGCCAAGGTTGTGGTATTTAAACATTTGTCTGAGTGCACTTTTTTGTCCAAGCAGTTTCTCCCGAACGGTACTTCATTTGTCATGGCCCCCAAATATGGTAAAGCTATAGCTCGTTTTAACGTACGAGCTTCTCATAATGATGCTGTCAGTGATGCTAATTACATTGCTGGCAAGGCTTTATCATATGCTTACGAATTTAGGCATGTTGGTCCAATTTCGAAATTGTTTTTACTTAAGTATGTAGAACAAGAGATTGACACGCCTTCGTTTGACGGCATTGGGTGGAATGCTCGCGGCGCTTTTCTGCGCAACGGAATAGAAGGAGTTATGTCGTCCATTGAAAACACCATTTCGATAACACGGGACGAGATGACCCAATTCTATTTTTACAAGTATAACATGACGTCTTCTGATGTTATAGCAGCAGTACACCGCTTGTTGTTTGGCAATGAAGATTTGGATGCTGATGCCCTCGGTTTTATCACCTCTGATTGGCTGTAGGGATGGCATTAGTAAACGGGACCCGCCGAATCGGATGACGCCATTGTGGTT